GGGAAAAATAGATAGTAATTCACAAACAATTTAAAATAATAAAGTATGAACGCAAATGATAAAATTATCGGTTCTGGAGGTTGTCAATTAGTGGTAGGATCATCAGCTACGGCAGTGTCAGGTAGCGCATATGGTTGCACTGTAAGGGTTGATGGAACGCAAATTAAATCAGTTACACAAGGAACGGCGGTAACTAACAAGAGTTGGGAAAGCGTCGCTTTAAACAATGGCGAATACATTGCTTTTTATCCTTCAATCACTTCAATAACCCTTAACGCCGGAACTGATTCTGTAATGTTATGGATTGAACCATGAAGAAAGTAATGCACAGGCCGGTTTATTATTGTGTCGGAGTTGATTTATTTGGATTTCCTTCATTCGTTATTCATTGGATTGAATTGTAATGCTTCCAAAATACGAAATATTAAACAGAAATAACATTGCATCCGGTGTTAGTCAGGTAGATAGGCTATTTAATATTACCGCTAATTCAGTAGCTCAAAAAGTCAAGAATCTGCAAAGTAAACAGCTTTTGAAACCTGATAAATACGGAACACAGATTTTAAGGAACCAGGAACTTCTTAAAAATATTTCAAAAGAATTTTACTCTTTAGAAAATAATTTAAATAGTACGTTAGCTGGATTGACTAAAAAAGGTTGGGATATTGCCAACGCCAAAAATGATGCAGACCTTTTAAAGTTCGCATTACCGGCGAATAAGATCCCTGCAAAGTGGACAAACTTAAATCTGGATGCTTATGCAAAGTTTCAGAAGCGAAACATTAACGGCGTAAATCTGAGTGAACGAATCCACAGCATTACAGAGCAAAATAAACAACTGTATTTGGATTACTTGGGAACCGGAATAACACAGGGTAAATCTGCCAATGAAATCGCAAGGGAACTGATTAGGGTCAATAACGATCCTGATAATGTAACTGTATATGACAAGGCAGGATTACCGTCTAAATTAGCGTTGGAATCAAAATTGTTAGTTGAGGGCGCACGTGGGCCAGGTATTTATAAAAGTCCGTTAAAAAATATGATTCGAGTCGCCAGACACGAAACCAATGTGGCTTATCGGACATCTGATTATGAGCGGTACAATCAATTAGATTTTGTTGTGGGTATTGAGGTGCACTTATCTGCCAGTCATGCAGAAAGGATGAAAAATGGGGATATGTGCGACGATTTGCAGGGCAGTTATCCGAAAGATTTTAAATTCACAGGATGGCATATTGCATGCCTTTGCTTTGTAACGTCAATTCTTTGCACCCGTTCTGAAATGAAAGAGTATCTAACCACCGGAATAATGAAGTCTGTAAATGAAGTTAAAGAACTATCTGGCGCACCTAAGGCGTGGCTATTGTCAACTAATACAGAATGGAAGAAAATAGATTGGGCTGTTGACAATCAAAAACTGATCGGAATTAAGATAAAATAAACATGTTATACAGCATGTTTTGTCGGGCGTATTAATATTTGATATAGTTTTGGGAAACTTTAAAACGATACTACAATGAAAATCACTCAAATTATTTTAGTTGATGATTCGGGTAAAAAATACGAAATTAATTTACCAAAACATCACAACGTAGCAATAGCTGCAAACGTTAGGCAAATTCCGATATTTATTAATTACGACAAGTCGCCATACGATATTATAACCGACAATGTTTTTACTATTATTTCGTCGCCTGAAACCGTTCCAATGGACAAAATTTCAAAAGCGATTCAAAAAATAATTAACAAATGAAAAAACCGCAAACTTTTGATGAACTAATCGCCGATAAGAATTTTAAACGATTTTTAGACGATGAAATTAACGATCAAACACACCGGAGAAACGAAGAACTTCGCACAACTGAATCAGACAGTCAAATGCACCGCAATGCGTTCACGGAAATCGACGAGCAGGGCAATATGAATGTTGAGTATTTAACGTCTGAATTTAAGCTTATGACAGCGAAGAAAAGCAAACTATCTGCCAGGTCAAGGAAGGTTGTTAGTTTCATGGTAAGGAACGCAGTATTGAAAACGATTGAATTTTACGAAAAATAAGGCAATATTGCCACAACTAAATAAAACGATAAAAATGAAAACTTTAAAAATTGGCGATAGGGCAACGGTTGAATTTATACAAACAGAAGTATGGCATAGCCCTTCAAAATGTATTCATGCAATTGTGACAGGAATAACAGAAGGCAAATACTCAAATAGTGTTCGTATACATTCCGATGAATTAACGGAGCAAAAACATCATAACGGTATTTATTCAGGCCATTATAACACATCTGCATATTTAATAACCAAAGAGGAATGACACGCCAATCAATCTTCGAATACCTAACCGCTAAATCTATTTGCTTTTCTGTTTGCGTATCGACCAAAGAAGCTAATAACCGATCATTAACGGGCAATTCAAAGGATTACTTCATAACTGTTAAGAAGTCGGATATTAAGCCTAAAATCAAAGACAAATGGTTATTTAAAAACGTGAGTGACCGTCCTAATGTGTTAATTCGAGATATGACCGGACATGAGGAGCATGAATTTAAAGAGATAAGCGATAAGTTTACTAAAGTTATTCACGATAAAGACGGTCGGGTTTATGAGTTGAAAAGTGAGAGTTTTAAAAGACATTTAGAAGCGGTTTAAAAATTAAGGCATGAGTGACGGTTTTAAAATATGCACAAAGTGTAATACAGAAAAAACATTGAGTGATTTTTATAAAAGTAAAGATTGCAAACATGGAGTAAGCTCAATATGTAAGATCTGCCAAAATTCATATATGAAAGACTATCTGAAAGAATATGTAAAGGCTAATAATTATAAATCACAATACAAATACGCCAAGTTGCATCCATTACAAGTCTAAAATTATAAGAATAAAAGCAAAAGGAAAGAAACAGAGTTATTAAAAGAAAGTTGCATCATAAGAGCCATCAAAAGAGACAGCTTATTGACAAATGATGAAATAAAACAATATCCAGAGTTAATAGAAGTTAAACGATTAATAATAAAAACGAAACGATTATGCAAAACATTACAGAATTAAGAAAAGACTTAGCAGAAAATTACACTCAAATGAAAGCCAAAAAAATGGATTTAAAAATTGGTAAAGAGCTGGCTAATACAGCCGGGAAAATATTGACATCTATAAAAGTTGAATTAGAGTATAATTCAATGATGGGAATTAAAGAAGAAATTGAATTTATGAAAAGATAAAAAAAAGACACCTTTAATTGAAAGCCGGATTAAAAGTCTGGCTTTTTTTGTGCGTTTAAAATACTTCTTAAATATTTTTTAAAAGCTATTGCAAGTTTCAAAAAGTTTTTGCAAATTTGAATAATTTTAAAACTATTTATTTATGACTATTGAAAAATCCGTTATCGTAGATGAACTAACCAAAGAGGGCATCAACGTAGCATTAGGTAATGGGTTGTCGTTTGAAACACCGGAAGAACTTACCGGATGGGTCGAAGCGTACAAAACAGGATTACCGAAAGCAAAAGAGATTCAGGATTACACAAAGGAAGAAATCGAAGCAATTGCAAAAGACCCTCAATTTAAAGGGGCTAAAGGTTTGCAGGGTTATTTAGATTCTTTGCGTAAACCTACACCACCGAAACCCGCCGAAACTACTCCCGACGTTCAGGCGCAATTAGCTGAATTGATCAAACCTTTTAAGGAACAGTTAGAACAACTTACCGCACAAAAGCAAACTGAAACGTTCGCAAATCAAGTTAAGCAAGCGGCAACAGCGGCAGGAATCACAGACGATGAATTTATCAACGACATTAAAGAGAGCCTACCATCAACAGCTACACCCGAAGAAATTAAGGCAAAAGTTGAAAAGAAAAAGGCGTATCTGACAAAGTTGGGGGTGAAGAATTTCGGCACACCTGGAGGTGGTGAAGTTGGGAACAAAGGCGATCTTGAAGCGGCCATGAAGCAATGGAACGAAAAGCAGAATTTAAAGAAAAGTAAAAAATAAATTTAACTTTTAATTATGGATTTAGTAATTGGAACAAAAGATTCTGTAAATAAAAATTTATGGGATGAAGCAAAGGCAACAAGGGCGCAAGGAGGTTTTACTCTCATTGCCACTGTACTGTCTGGGCTTACCGTGTTGCTGAAAGGCGCACCTCTGGCAGTTGATTATACTGCAAGAACGGCGAAGGTCGTTAAAACCGCCACTATCATCACTGGTGGCGATGCAACTCATACCCGAATTTCAAAGGGTTCAGCTTTTAAGATTGGAAGTAACGTAAGCCAGACCGTTGGAGCTATTGCAGTAGCAGTTACCGCAATTGATACAACTAACGCGGCTTATGACGAACTTACACACCTCACTGTTACTACCGCCTTTACTGCCGGTAATGTACTATTTGAAGCTGATGCAGCAGGTGCTACCTCTGCCTACCTTTATACCGTTAATGCTCTATTATCTGACAATACAAAGATTGTAGGCAGCTCAACAG